TTCCTCGCAGCACTCCGGAAGAGCCGAAGCGCCGCCTGAAACGCATCGATTTGATCGAAATCTCGCCGGTCACTCGCCCAGCAAATGGCAAGGCGCGCGTGACCGGGGTCAAGTCGTTTGAAGAGATCGAGACTCTGGCAGACGCCGAGCGCTACCTGCGTGATGCATGTGGCCTGTCCAGGCGCGAAGCCACGTTCCTTGTCTCTCGCATCGTGAAAGCAAAACGGAGCGATTCCGTAGGGCTCAACGAAATAACGCAGATGCTGCGCAAAAACACCGCTTTAATCACTTCCTAAGGAAAAAATCGCATGAAATCGATTCATTACAAGAGTTTTTTGGCCATTTTCATGGTCATTTCCGCAGTTTCTGCCTTCGCTGGCTATCCACTGATCCCGCATGAAATGCTTGCCGGTGCCGGAATGCTGTTCATGGTCGGCGATATCGAACTGATCGAAATCAAGAAGATCATCGAAGAACAGGGCCAGGCCTGGGAGGAATTCAAGAAAACCAACGACGCTTTGATCAAGGCAAAGGCCGACGGCAAGGCGTTCGGTGACCTGGAGACCAAGTTGGCCCGGGTGAGCGCTGACCTGGACAAACTCGCGGACATGAAAGCCGAGTTCGACGCCGTCGTCGCCAAGATGCAGCGGCCTGACTGCGACGTCAAGGCGGACGCTTCAATGGCGGAAGAGGTCAAGGGCTTCAACCTGGCGCTTCGTGCTGATTTGCTGGCACGCGGCAAATCCATGATGGGCGAAGTCGATGCAAAGACCTATGCCGCATACAAGAGCGGATTTTTCAAGCAGATCGTCGGCGTTCGTCTGGAGCACATGTCATCTGATGAGCAGAAAGCGCTGCAGGTCGGATCCGACCCGGACGGTGGCTATTTCCTGCCCAACTCCACCGCGGGGCGCGTCATCACCAAGATCTTCGAGCATAGCATCATGCGCCAGATCTGCGATGTGCAATCCATCAGCACCAGCAAGATCGACGGGATCATCGACAACAACGATGCAGACGCCGGATGGGTTTCGGAAATCGGCACGCGTTCGGACACCAATACGCCGCAGGTCGGCAAGTGGGAAATCGAAGCATTCGAGATGTACGCTCAGCCGAAAGCAACGCAGAAGCTGCTCGATGATGCCGCGGTCAACGTCGAAAATTGGCTTGCATCCAAGGTCGCAGACAAGATGGCTCGGGTCGAGGGCGCGGCTTTCTGGACGGGCACAGGCGTCGGCCAGCCTCGCGGCTTGACCACCTACACCACGGTCAACACCGCCGACGACACGCGCGCATGGGGGCAGTTTCAGTACCTCCCGACCGGTGCGTCTGGCGATTTCCACACGACCAAGCTTGACATTCTGCACGACGTGCAAGGCGCTTTCAAAGACATGTACCTGCCCAACGCTCAGTGGGTAATGCGCCGCGAAGCCCGCACCAAGTTGCGCAAGATGAAGGAATCGACCAGCGACCGGTATCTCTGGGAGCCAAGCAACCAAGTCTCACAGCCCGAGAAACTGAACGGCTATCCCCTGCGCATCGACCAGTACATGCCGGCCATCGCAGCGAACTCGCTTTCGGTTGCCTTCGGTGATTTCCGCGAGGCTTATACGATCGTGGATCGCATCGGCATCCGCACGCTTCGCGACCCCTTCACTGCCAAGCCGTACGTGGTGTTCTACAGCACCAAGCGGGTGGGCGGCGGCGCGATAAACACGGAAGCGGTGAAGTTCATCAAGTTCTCTGCCTCGTAATCGAGGCCAGGCATATCACCAGATCGGCCGTGTAAAAGCGGCCGTTTTCAGTTCCAAATTTGCACAAAGGATCCAGAACCATGAAAAGCAGTGATCTGCACAACAACATTAAGGTACTCCAGGCCATCATCCCGGCAGCCATCGGCGCGAACGCGACCAAGACCGGATTGATGATCGACCGACAAGGTTACGGTGGCGTCGAGTTCATCGCGGCATATGGCTCCGTGGTGACGACCGGCACAGTGGCCACCCTTGTGATCAAGGAGGGCGACGTCACCGGCACCATGACCAGCGTAGCGGACGCCGATCTGTTGGGTACCGAGTTGCTGGCCAGCCTGCCAGCCGCAACGCCCCGCGCGGCCGGAACGACCAAGGAGGTCAGCAAGCGGGTCGGCTACAAGGGCAACAAACGCTACGTTCAGGCATTCGTCGTCCAGACGGGCGTGACTTCGGTCGGATGCGTTTCAGTGGACGCAATTCTGTTCAACCCGGCTGTCGTGCCGGTCAGCAACCCGTAATCCAGCAACGCCGGCGGCTTCGGCCGCCGCTTTCTTTCCGGAGCGCGCATGCATATCTCAATAGTCGGACTCGGGCCGTCGGCAAATCAGTATCTGGAAATCGCGAAACGCCTCGGCGGCCGGCATGCGTACTGCGATCAGACGTGGTGCATCAACGCGCTCGGCGATGTGTTCGCGTGCGACATGGTCATCCACATGGACGACGTGCGCATCCAGGAAATCAGGGTCGATGCCAACCCGCAATCCAACATCGCGAGCATGCTTGACTGGATAGCCGTGACGAAAACGCCGGTAATGACCAGCCGCGCGCATCCGGACTATCCATCCCTCGTCGAATTTCCTCTGGCTGAGGTTCTGCAGCGCTTCCCGATGGGCTATTTCAACAGCACGGCAGCCTATGCCGTGGCCTACGCCATCTGGATGGGCGCGAAGAAAATCACATGCTTCGGCATGGACTTCACTTACCCGGACTCGCACAGCGCGGAAAAGGGCCGGGCCTGCGTGGAGTTCTGGCTTGGCATGGCCGCTGAGCGCGGTATTGAGCTGTCGGTGCCAAAGACCAGTAGCCTGCTGGATGGCATGTACCCGCAGGACCAGCGGTTTTACGGCTACGACACGCTGAACCTTGAGTTCAAGAGGTCAGATACCGGCGTGGAAGTGCTGCGTACCGAGCGCGACACCCTGCCAACTGCCGAGCAAATCGAAGCCGCCTACGACCACAGCAAGCACCCGAACGCGCTTGTTGAAGAGGGTTGAATGCAATACAAAGTCATCACCGCCGTAGCGACTGAGCCCGTCACGCTGGCAGAAGCACGCCTGCACATCAGGGCCAGTGACAGCACGGATGACGATACGCTGATCACGGCTTGGATCACCGCCGCGCGTGAGATTGCCGAGCACTACACGCAGCGCGGCCTGGCTCCTCAAACCCTGGAGGCGGCGCTTGACGAGTTTCCGGACGACGAGGACGACAACATTGATCTGCCCATGAGCCCGGTGGCCAGCATCACGCACATCAAGTACACCGACACCGCTGGAACCGAGCAGACAGTGAGCAGCACAGCGTATGCGCTCAGCCTCTACGGCGACGCCCGCCGCGTGGCGCCCACGTATGGCAACTACTGGCCGATCACGCAGGACATCCCTGACGCCGTGCGCATCCGCTACGTCACTGGTTACACGACATGCCCGAAGGCTGTAAAAGCGGCCCTGCTGCTCATGATCAGCTGGTTTGACCAGCACCGGGGCGACCAGATGGACCCGAACGACATTCAGCCGCCTGCTGCGAAGGCGCTTTTGAACACGGTGAAACTGTGGGGCTTCTGAAACTCGGGACCATGGATCGCCGGGTACGGATTGAGTACAAGGCCACGACCACTGAGACGGACTACGGCCGCCCGGTCATCACATGGACCACGCTGACGACGACATGGGCCAATGTGCAGGACTCGCTTCCAAGCAAGACCGAGACGCAGAGCCCCGAAATCCAGATTGCCGAGCGGCCCGCCCGAGTGCGGATGCGCTACGACTCCCGCATCACATCGGACATGCGGCTGATCTACGTTGACCGGGGCGGCCGAATCATGAAGATCATGGGGCCACCGGCTGAGCTGGGGCGCAAAGAGGGAATCGAGTTCATGGTGTCTGAATTCAGCACCGAGGGCGATGGGACATGAGCAATGTGCACGTCAAGGGGCTGGATGAGTTGAGCAAGTTCTTGGATGAACTTGTCCCGAAGATGCAGAAGAACATCATGCGCGGCGCGCTGCGGGCAGGAGCCGGGCCGATTCGGGACCAGGCCAAAGACAATGCACCCGAGCAAACCGGCGAGCTGAAAAAGGGCATCAAGATCAGCACGCGCTCAAAGGGTTCGACTGTCAGTGCGCGGGTTGCTGTGACCGGCAAACACGCCTTTGTGGCGCACTGGCTGGAGTTCACCGGAGCAGCACCGCACTGGATCAAGCCACGCGCGCGCAAGTCGCTGTTTCTGGCGGGTCTGGCGCGCGAAGTTGTCCACCATCCCGGGTTTCGGCCAAAGCCATTCATGCGGCCGGCACTTGACGCGCAGGCTACATCGGCTGTCGTAGCGACGGGTGAATACATCAAGCGGCGCCTGACAAAGCAGGGCCTGGACACGCAAGACATCGAGATCGGAGCCGCATGACAACCCCATGGACCATCACGCCAGAATGGCAAGGCCAGACCGTGGCCGTGTTCGCCAGCGGCCCCAGCATGAGCCAGCAGCTGGCCGACCAGCTGCGCGCCACCTGTGACCGCACCATTGCCGTCAATGGCACGCATGTTCTGGCCCCATGGGCAGACATGGCGGTCAGCCTGGAGCCGTATTGGCACCCCCAATACACCGGCTTTGCCGGCATGCGCGTCATCGGGGTGGATGTGCCTGAAATCGACGCCATGTACATCGGGCCGCGCTGGGAAACTGTCCATCTTGGCCCGGGCAACATCATTGAAATCCGCAACAGCGGCGTCACCGCGGTGCGTGTTGCTGCGCTCATGGGCGCCGCGCGCATCGTGCTGGCCGGGTTTGACTACCCGTACAGGACGGGCCACTTTTACGACGACGAGGTTGATACAGGCCAATACCCCGGACTGCCGCAAGCCATGGACGCGCTGGTGGCCGAATTGCGCGCGGCTGGTGTGGTGGTGGACTTTGCCGAAGTTGCCACAGAGGAAGACGGCCAATGAGTGGAGCGGTATCAGCCATCTACCATCTGCTGGCGAACAACTCGAGCCTCATAGCAGTGGTGCCCGCCGCGCGGATCATGGCCGGGCCCTTGCCTCAAGGCACGGCAGCGCCGGCTATCGCCATCACGCATATCAGCGCCATGCCGCGCAACCAGGTCACTACCACCAGCGAACTGTTTTTCGACGCTCGCATTCAGGTCACCGTGCTGGCCAAAAGCTACGCGGTCCAACGCCAGGCGCTCAAGCTGGTGCGCGCGGCCGTATCGCGCAAGCCCGGCACCGTCAACAGCGTCAAGGTGGACGCCATCCTGCCCGATGTGGAGGGGCCAGATTTTGACAACACCGCAGGCCTCTTTATGGGGTCTCAAGACTTTGTAGTGACCTACAGCGAGTAGGCCAGAACAGCATCAGCAGCAACCGCCCTTGAGGCGGTTTTTTTGCGCCCGTTTTCGTCGAAGGACGAAAGCCCGCCCGCCGCGATTCCCGCTGGTGGGCTTTTTTTTGACACGAAAGGAAATCAATCATGACTGAAAGAACAGTTTTGCAAACGATGACTGGCGCCACGCTGGCCATCAGCGCCAGCTTGCCGGCAACCTACAACGCCGCAGGCTACGGCGCAACCGGCATGTCGTACACATCCATTGGCTCCGTCGAAAATTTCGGCGAGCATGGCGGCTCGGCCTCCGTCTCTGAATTTGTGGCGGTGGGTGACGGCGTGGTCCAGAAGTTCAAGGGCTCCAAGAACTACGGCTCCATGGCACTCATGCTGGGCCAGATTTCGAGCGACACCGGCCAGGACCTGGTTGACACCGCGTTCGAGTCGCAAAACCGCTACAGCGTCAAGCTCACCTACGCGCTGGGAACGGGTGAGGCTACTGGCGAAATCCACTACTTGGATGTGCTGGTGACCCGTCGCACCTGGCAGGACGGAAGCGCAAACGACGTGCGCAAGCTGGCCGTCACGTTTGAGCTGTGCCGCGCCCCTGTGGTCGTCGCCGCTACCTGATCCCCCGGGCCGCAAGGCCCGCCCCGAGCACCGGCCCTGGCTGCTGTCGCTTCCTTCGCGGGGAGCGCGGTGGCTGGGGCGCGGGCATTTTCTGCAACTCCCCCGCGAAAGAAACCACCCATGAAAGTCAAAACCCTGGCGGTTGAAGAAACCGGCTTCATGCACGTCAAGAACGTGCACGGCGAATTGCTGCACGACGGCGGCAAGCCCGTTGGCATCACCTTCTACGGCCCCGGCACCAAGATCTACGCCAATGCTCTGGCGGCCAAGCAAAACCGCATCAT